CTCAATAACGTAGTCCAATTCATCATAACCTTCTTCAATAAACCAAGCCTTTAATCCTTTACAATTCTTAGCTGCGCTTGTAAACTGTTTCTTTGTGTTTTTCATTGTGTGTTGGATAAAACAATTCGGGCTACATTGCCCTGTACGTCAAAGAACTTACCTTAATATACGAAATAATTGTGACTTTTCCAAATGAGCAAAAAACAACCCAAAACGTATTACGACCTAATTAACTGCAAAACAAGGATAGCAGTTTTTCAAGGCGGCACACGTAGTGGCAAGACGTTTTCGATAATGACCGTGCTATGTCAGTGGTGCTATGAGAACCAAAACGCTGGCTACCTCATCACTGTAGTACGTAAGAGCTTTCCGTCACTACGAGCTTCAGTCATGCGTGACTTCCTGTTTATTTTGGACAGGGAAAACTGGTACGATGCTCGCAACCACAACAAGACTGAAAACACATATTCTTTATTTGGCAATACGTTTGAGTTTATTTCGATTGATCAACCACAAAAGATACGTGGTGCAAAACGACAGTTTTTCTTTGCTAATGAAGCTAATGAACTAGACCTAGAATCGTATAGGCAATTAGCCCTACGAACGTCAAACGAGTTAGAAGGCCCAAGTATCATATTGGACTACAACCCCAGTGATGAATACTCATACATCTATGACTCCATCATACCTAGAGATGATGCTAGTTTTTACAAGTCAACTTACCTCGACAATCCATTCTTGAACAAGGAGACGATCGACGAAATCGAAAGGCTGAAAGACACCGACGAATATTACTGGACGGTTTACGGACTAGGAGAACGAGGCATTAGTCGTGAGACTATCTTTCGTAGTGACATATATACTGAGCTTCCAGAGCATGCGAAGTTTTTAGCGTGGGGTTTAGACTGGGGCTTTGCCAACGATCCGACAGCTTTGGTCAAGGTCTACGAATACGACAACGCAATCTACATTGAGCAATTCTTGTACAGCGGTGGTTTGACTAATAGCGACATAGCAGAGAAGATGACTGAGTTAGGCATTACACGTCACGAGGAGATAATAGCCGACAGCAGCGAACCTAAGAGTATTGAAGAAATACACAGGATGAATTTTAACATCAAGCCTGCTAAGAAAGGGCCAGACTCTGTGCGTATTGGCATAGATTTGATGAGACGTAAAAAGATATATGTCAAAGAGACCAGTCTTGACGCTCAGAAGGAATTTCGCAACTACAAATGGATGACAGACAAAAATGGCAAGGTGCTAAACACACCACGTGATGATTGGAATCACTGCGTAGACGCTGTTAGATACGTATGTTTAAATAAGCTTTTAAGACGAACAGGTAAATACTTTGTGCAATGAAAATCAAACTTACAATTCCTGAAAGCTATTCGGACATATCGGTGTCGCAATACAAGGCCATGCTTGACACATGGGAAGACAACAAAGGCGCGGATGCCGTCCAGAAGGTCTTAGAGGTCTTTTGTGGGGCTGAAAAGGGTTTGGTTAACCGAATACACATCGAGGAGTTAAATAAGATAACACGAGAGCTTACATGGCTTTTCCGTGAACCGCAACTTACAGACTTTTACCTGCATCAATCATTTGTCATGAATGGTGTTGAGTATGGTTTCGTTCCTAACATGCAAGACTTGACCGTTGGAGAGTTTGCAGACATGGAATCGTATATGGAAGGGGGCATGTATGAAAACATGCAAGAGATGCTGGCGTTGCTGTACAGGCCAATTGTAAGAAAGAAGCTAAAGCTGTACGAGATTGAAACATACAGTCCTAGTCAAATTAAGGTTGACGCAATGGGAGAATGCAAGATGGACATAGCGATCGGTGCGGTGGTTTTTTTTTATCGTATCGCAAGTCAATTAGCGCAAAGTTTGCAGCACTCTTCACCAGTACAGGTAGCACAGACAAAGTAGCGCAAAAATGGGGCTGGTACGCTATCATGTATCAGTTAGCCGATGGCGATATATTAAGAATGGAGAGCGTTTCGCGTATATTAATAGAAGAGGCATTCACATTTTTAGCCTACGAGAAAGATCAAAACATGGCCAATAAAATCAAAATCAATGCAGACAGTAAGTGACATAAACGATGTATTCGAATCAATTACTGCGAACCACGAGCAGTTAAAGTCGTTTTACACACACTCAATTGATGAGGTCGATATTGATAAGCTTACGATTGATAAGTTTCCGCTACTGTATGCGCAAGTGACAGAGGCCAACATTTTAGGCACTCACACAGAGTACACATACGAAGTTTTTGTGGCTACGGTTGTCTTCGAAGTGCAGCACGACTATGTAACACAAGTTTATACAGACACGTTTGGCATTATGCAGGATGTCATTGCAGCATTTCATTTGTCACAATCAAACGTAAATAATTTTGTGCCTGCTGAATGGTCTTTTGAAATGCCGATTGCCTGTGAGCCATTTACTGCTCGTATGACCAACAGCCTTACGGGGTGGTCTGCGTCGTTTACGATTAAATTGCCTAGCTCAACTAATCTGTGTAATGCCCTCTATTAAATATGTTATAGAAATAGGCGGCAAGCTACATAAGCTAGACTTGTACAGGACTCAAAAAGCATTTGACAAATACGCAAACGCAGTCATAAAACGAGCGCGATCAATACTTGATTCCGAAGGTAAGAATGCGTCGGGCAATTTACGTCGGTCCATGAATTATGAGTATGCCACAAAAAAGAATCAATTTTCTTTGACTTTCACTTTTGATGGTGCAGACTACTGGGATATAGTAGAGCAAGGTGTTCAAGGTGCGGTAGACAACAAAAAAGCACCTGATAGCCCTTTCAAGTTTGGTTCAGGTAACGGTCCAAAAGGTAAGCTAATCCCAGCCATAGACAAGTGGGTAGTGGTCAAGCCTATTAAAGATGCGCGTGACGCAAAAGGTAGGTTTATCCCACGTAAAAGTTTAGTCAGGGCAATTTCATCAAATATCTATAAATACGGAATTGAGCCGACTCCATTCATCCGACCTCCAATGCGTATATTGTTTGATAGGCACAAAGACAAAATATCTCGTGCATTTGCTTCAGACGTGTACCACTTTTTAAAGAAAAGCATTCCGCTCGAATTTAACATCGAATTAGAATTGTAATGGCAATTAGCATCACACAACAACCGACTCCTACGCTGTTAGGTACGGCAGACAAAATCGTCTATGTAGTCGTAGACACGGTAAATCCAGCACAGCCAAAATTTAGGTATATCTGTGAAATCGTTAGAGGAGGCATTACTGTGGCGACGCTGAAACAATTGCCAAACGGATCAGACGCAGGTGTGTTTAACGTGTCAAGAATTTTGCAGGCTTATGTTTCGCAGGACCATAACAAACACGCAGCAGGGACAATCTCCACGGCTTCTAATTCTATGGATGCTTTTACCCTAAAGTTCTTTTATGAATATGCTGCTGACGCAGATTCAGACCCAACAGAATACCCACTGGCAGCAGTGACTTCTACTGCATACGTAGTCAATGGTACTTTTACTCCAGTATACAATGATTACGACGACACAAACGCTGCTAATTACTTTTTGGATGCTGATGACTCGCAGTTTTTATCGGTTTACAAGCCACAAAAACTAGTAGCACAACAAAGTGACGAAGGAATTATTGCTTTTGTCAACGGCACAACAAATGCTCCTTGGAATTCAAACCCTGCATACATACACGTCAAGTATTACAATAGCGCAGGCACGGTTTTAGTCAGCGATTATTTTACAACGACCCCTTCGCCTTCGTCAGCAAATTCCGCTACAGAATTCTTGCTGTATTTTGGCTGCTACCCAGCAAACTTAGAGGTGCAAAACGTAAAACCATTATTGAAGCCTACTCAAAATGTTGGTTGGGCGTACTATACTTTTCAAGCCGCAAGCTCAACAACTTTAAGCGGCAATGAAACAAGTGCGGAGTACCGAATCACACGCAAGGACAAATGTAAATACACACCTATACGATTAGCTTGGTGGAACGAGCTAGGCGGCTGGGATTACTACACGTTCTATTCAAAAAACGTACATAGTCAGCGCATACAAAAAAGCGATTTCAGAGAAGCCACAGGCAATTCTTACAATGCTAATGGAGGGAGTGTAGATTATGAAGTGCTGCCTTACGAAGGTGGGTTAAAGGTCAGTAATGTAAGGACCGTAAATACATGGCAGCTAAATAGCGATCCTGAAGATGAAGACTTTAATGCAATCATGGATAGCCTAATGAGCAGCCCAACTGTCCTATGGTATTACAATGATGCATGGAGAGGGTGTGTTGTCACGGACACGGGTATTGATTTCCTAACGAGTGTAAACGACAAAGGCATTGTGTACACCGTAAACATTGAAGAGTCACGATATAAACCAACGATATGACAGAGGTAATAGCGAAGTCACAAGACGGAACTGAGACGGTTAGCCTTGACCTAAAAGACCCACGCATTGAGTTAAGTTTTGAGTTGCAAAACAACTCTAAGCTATCAGAACGTAGCAGCCCACACAGCTTAAACTTCAAGCTGCCGCGCACAAAGAAGAACAACAAGTTTTTCAACCACTACCATGAGGTAAATATTGCCAATGGTTCGTGGTCTGCCTATAGCGAAACCACAGTAGAAGTCTATGATGAGGGTATTGTTATAATGATTGGTGTGCTACAGCTTAACACCGTAAATACAGACCAGTACAACGTTAACATCCTAGGCACTACAGCGGATTTGTTTCAAGCTATTCGAGGCAAATCATTTGCTGACCTGTTTAATTCTATCGGTGTTGACCTTGATCATGCTTTAACTAGCAACAATGTTATCGACTCGTGGAATGTAAACAATGACATAACCAACGGCAGTGTAGGAAATGGTACAGTCATATACCCTTTAATTGATACTGGTTGGCTATACGAAAATGGCTTTGTGTTTCTGAATGCGGATTTCAACATACCCATACTTGTTAGAACACTTAAACCTAGTATCAGAGTAAAATATTTGTTTAGCGAGATATTCAAATTTGCAGGATACACGCCAGCATATTGTGCCGAACTTACCTCAGACCGATTTGAGGACTTGTACATGTTTTTGGCGACAGAGCAAAAGGTCGTAGCAGCCAGAGCTTTGTATGGCGCAAAGATTGGTTTAACGAGCAACACTACGATTGCAGCCAGCACAACTAATCTAGTCAGCATTTTACCGACTAATGAAGTTGCACCGTTTTTTGATCCTGACAACCTGTTTAGCGCAGGCGTTTTTACCGCTCCGTTTGATGGTGTTTTTCAGTTCTCCGTTCAAATGGTTTTGTCTACAGCAGCCACAACTCCGTACTACTTTACTTTTGCCGTATCCAGTAGCACGCAGGCATTCAGCAATCAAGTTTTAGTACCTGCTTCAGCTAACGCAGGATACGTTTACACGGCTAACTTTCAATTGACGTGTACTGCAACTCAACAAGTAACTTTCGAGGCTGGTGCAGAATGTGGGTCAGACGTAATTATTAACACAGGCGTAAGCGGAAACAACACATTTGTAAGTGTGCCGCTATACGACACAGAAAACCCAACGGGCGCGGTGGTTGACATGTTAAGCAATATGCCTGACATGACGCTTGACGAATGGCTAAAAGGGATTATTGACAAGTACAATATTATCTTAGACTACGACATCTTTAACCCTACGGTCATTAAAGTAGAAACTGCACTAGAATATTTTGCTGGTGGAGCGGAAAAGAACTGGACTAAAAAGCTAGACCTCTCAAGCGAAAGAGTTATTGAGCCTACTACAAGTTTGCAGAAAAAGAGGATGGTTTTTTCTGATGCGGAAGGCAAGGATTATAAAAACGAATGGTGGCAACGCAATTGGGGTTGGGTCAAAGGCAGATATATTTATGAGAACACTAATGATTTTGCAGTTGACGAGGAAGAGATAGGAGATGTTTTTGTGCCTTTGCGTACCGACACTATACGGATCAACAACCAAACAGAGGACACAGTTATACCTAATGTTCTTGTTAGCCGTCAATGGGTAAACGCGGAAAACGGAGTAAAGCAGATAACAAACAAACCTATACTGGCTTTTTACCACAGGCTAAAAGATATTGGCAACGGTCATACATGGAATGTAGACGGCACGAGCATTAGCCAGTACCCTTATTTTTCTGTGTATAGCGACTCACCCGTCGATGAAGACACAGTTAGCCTCAATTGGGGTTATGACTATCCTGACGACGATACACATCCATTCGTAAATGGCGTTCCGTTTTTCTTCATGTTTCGAAAATATTGGGCGAGCTACATACAAAACATTTACGATGACGAAGCAAGGCTAATGCGCTGCTCTGCATACCTGACCCCACAAGATGTGCAAGACCTTCGCTTTAGTGATAAAATCTGGCTGCAAGACAGCTATTGGAGGGTTTTAGGTGTAACTAATTACGTGGTTAGCGGTAATCAACCGTGCAAACTTAATTTACTTAAAGTCTTAGATAAGGGTGATTGGGATTGTGACCTAATACCTGACACTTACAACACAGACGGCACAGTCGATTTTGTATCAGCAGTTGATGGCACTGCTCAAATTGCAAGTCAAGCGTGCTGCGAAAGGTTTGGGTATAAATACGATCCTATCGCAAGGGTTTGTTTTTACAAAGCCGTGAGCCCAAGTATAGGGGGCAATCCTAGTGTGCCAAGCATAGATAGCTCGTTTACATTAGATGGCGGCCCTACCGATACCCCATCGCCAATTGAAAACAGCTCTACTAAGAGTTATGCGGCTAGTGACTTTACAGCAAACCAAGTACAATTTGCTATGCAAGGTTTGACTACAGGCAATAAAGCGCAAAGCCTGAACATAATAAATGGAGGACAAGAAATTACAATTACGCCAAACACTGTTTACACAGTTGACCTTGATGTAATAGTTGTGCAAACTGGTGGAAGCGCAGGCACTACTGGTGATGTAGACGCTTTGAAGATGACGGGTACTGTAAAAACATGGCGAGGCACAAGTGCGGCAGTAGGCAATTTCACCACATTAAGCCATCATTCCGATCACAACAATAGTCATGGCGTGTCATGGTCTGTGTCAGGTGGTTCAAATCGAGCTACAATTTTAGAACTACAGGTTACTGGTCAAGCCAATCACATTTTAAGATGGTATGTGCATGTCAACCTTACTGAGATGAATCTCGTAAACCTTATTTAATGAAAGACTTTATGAATAACGTTGGTCGCGGCATCATACCGACAATCGACCTAATGAACAAGCGTATATATAAAGGTAGCCCCTTGTACAAGCAATGGTATGGTCGCTATTCTTTAGACGGCAAGTTGTGGCGCAAAATTAAACTTACACTAGAAAATGGCTAAACCGATAAACGTAGAAGCGAAGGTTGTCGCAGAGGTCGAAGACGCGAAGCAAAATATTAAGGAGGTAGGTGATGAGGTTGAAGAGTTAAAGAGAAAATCCAAAAAAGCTGCCAGCGCAAGCTCAAAGGAGTTTGGTAATTTTGCCAACTTGTTTAGTGGTTTGTTGCCTCGAAACATCCAGATGATGATTCGGAAGTTTCAATCTACCCAGCGTGCGGTGGGTCGGTTGGGTCGTAGCCTAAAATTTCTAAAAGGCGCGTTTGCTGGATTAGGCATCGGCTTATTGATTTTAGCGTTAGAGTCGCTTATTGAGAATTGGGAGACTATTACAAATCTCCTCACGGGTGTCGATAAAAAACAAGAGGAGTACAACAAGCGTGTAGAGGCAGGAACTACAGCAATAAACTCATACGTCACAGCCAATCAGCAATATATTGATTCGGTCAATGACAGCACAGCAAGTGCCGATCTGCGTAATCAGGCTTTGGCTACGATGGGTGCTAGGTTAAGAGAAGTACAGAACCTCGACATCTCAACGGCAGACGGTTTAGAGCGATTCAATTTAGCGGTCCAACGTCAGATAGAACTTGAGGGTTTACAAGCGCAACAGCAGAAAACATTACAAGCTATTGAAGAGAAGCGTAGACAAACAGCAGACGATGCTTTGACTACGTTAGACCTATTGTTAAGTAAGCGACAGCGTGCGCAAAAAGTAGACGAGGCACAAGCGGACATTGACAACGAAATTAATGACTTAAAAGAAGAGTTCAACGGGCTTATACTGCAACAACTTGCAATCGAGGCAGAGCGAACTAAAGAAATCGAGCGGCAAAATGAAGCGGCTAGATTACAGAGAGAAGCAGAGGTAGAGCGTTTAAGGCTAGAAAAGGAAAGGGCCAGCATAGACGAACAAATTCGACAGTTAGAAAAGGAAAGCGAAGACGAGGAGTTTGATGATTTTGCAATGGACCAGTTCAATCGCGATCAAGAAATTGAACAGCAGAAACGCGACAGCTACCAACGCCAATTAGATGACCTCGATGCGTTTTTAGACCAGAAAACCCAAGAAATATTGGACGCTAGTGACGCTGAGGTTCTAGCAAATCAAAGAGCGACAGCAATTGCAATAGAGGGAATACGCTTGACGGGTGCAGCAAGGCAAGAAGGGCTAAGGGCCGCAGAGAATATTAGCAGCCAGCTTGAACGATTAGCTACGGACGGCTCAGAAGCACAAAAGGCATTTGCTATTACTAGCATTTTGTTGTCTCAAGCGCAAGCTGTTTCATCTGCCATTACAGCAGCGACAGTAGCAGCCACAGCTTCTGGACCAGCAGCTCCTATTGTTACACCTATTTTGATAGCGCAGTTAGTTGGTATTGTAATGAGTTCTTTTGCACAGGTAAAGGGCATACTGAATCAAGCAGGCGCAAGTACGGGAGGATTGGGTAGTGGAGGAGGAGGTCGAGGAAGTGGGGGTATGACGCAATCATTAGTGCCGCAAATGTCAGGCGATCGCCAACTATCCTTACCACAAGCTAATCAAGCGTTTATAGTACAAAGTGAATTGCAGGGTCAAATGCAAGCTCAGGGGTCATTGGAAAAAAGGTTACACCTATGAGTCTGAGTATATTTATAAGTAGGAAGTACATCAAAAACTTACTACTTGCTTGCAAATATGTATAAATTTATGTATATTTTGCTATAAAGATAAACAGATGGATATTTTAGTACACGAACACTGGCGAGATGTAGAGCATGTATTGAAGCTGCACGATCTTGATGTGTTTGTACTTCACTATAGAAGTAAGGGCATGATGGCCTGTGTTGTGGAAGTTGATGACTCACGTTATGGTCAAGACATCCTTGAGGTATTGAAGGCAAACGGTTTTGACGCAAACGAATTTTAAACAAAAGAGATATGCAAGTAACACAAAGAGAATTAGATGCCTTTATGGACGAAGTAGAACGTCTAGGTTATATGATCGAATACGGGGCTCTGCTGTCGTACGGAACTGCTGAAGTAGTAATTTATAGAAACGGTGCTGGTGACCTCCGTGAGTGGGGATATGACATTAGACAAATAGTACAGGATTTAGGGTTTAGAGATTATGACATGACAAGCGAGTCGGATAAAAGTATTGTCATAGAATTGTACTAAACAACAGAGATATGGATTTTAACCAATTAGATAATTTAATTTCTGAAATCTATGAGCAAGTGCGAAACATACCTGCTCATTTGGATTGGGCAGAAGATGTTGTGTCTAAACTTGCCGATGCACTATACGATGACACACCAATGCGTATGCACTTAATTTTAAATGAGTGGAATGCATATCGGTTTTTAACTCCTCAGTTTCTGCGTCAATTAGAAGATGCCATTGAAGATTACGCTTACACAACCAGCAACTATGGCATTTAACATTTATACTTACTAAACAACAGAGATATGTCTTTCGAAAATGAGTTAAAAGAAAACTACTTGCTGACGTTAGATTATGCTCGTGATTACGGCATGAGTCCTAGTGACGTAATGCATGACGTATTAAAAGAATGGCGTTTAGCGGTAAACGCTTCACGGACAGAACGGGACGAGATGTACGATGCGTTGTATGATATGTTAGAAAGATTTGGGAGATTATAAAACAACAGAGATATGACTATTGTAATAAAAGGCTTATCGTTTAACGAAGTACATGATTACCTAGACTCACGTGGTGCAGGCGAAGGTGATTTGGATATTTCCATAGATGATTACGGTTATGCAGATGCAGATCGTGGTGACATGCGAAGAATGGTCGAGGTGACGGGTTATTTAGATTTGGACGACGAAGACTTCCTGTTTGAGGTCATGGATGACTTGGAAAATCAAGAGCCAGACGTAGAAATAGATTACCTATAAACAACAGAGATATGTTTATCCCGTATCCCTCAGAAATACGCACATTGCTTAGGACTTTAAACTCCAAAGAAATGCTTACATGGGTAACGGGTAGAGTAACAGCCATTGAACTTGAAGATAATATTTATTATGGACAGAGTGAATACTGCGAAGAAATGATTGAATTGCTTCTAGAAGCCCGACCATACGGATACAAGATTTCAGTAGGTATTCTGGAAGACATAATTAAAAGAGCATAAACAACAGAGATGAGGACAGACCTATATATCAGTAAAGAAAGACGATACGATTTGCTATCGGCTTTGCTATTGGAATATGGCAAAAATCCTGCTGTTGGTCAAGATCGGTTTGAGTTTATAGAACTACTTGCTGAAATCACAGCATCGTTTTTTAATGATGACGGTATGTCAGCACAAGAAGCCATCGACTACGTAGAAGACAGCGTTAGTTATATGGGCATAGGCTTTGGAAGAGAAGATTACATTGATGACTTTCTCAATGATTTAGATTACATCAGAAGAGCATAACAACAGAGATATGGTACTGACGCATGAATTAGTTGTTTATTTTGATTCGCCAAGCTCACAAAGCTCTAGGGCCGATGAACTACAAGAATTTTGCGAGCAAATAATTGGTGGACTCGGTAATGTGGAAATAACAACAGTAGGATACGTAAATGGCTATGAGGTAGAAATCCTCCTATACAACGCAAATCACACACAAGCCGACGAGTTAGAATCTGCCTTGTATCGTGCAGGGTATAATGTAGAATACGCTTAAACAACAGAGATATGGAATTTGAAATTTACGGATGGGGTTCTGATTTTAACGCTTTGGAAATGTGGATTGATGATTGGATGGTAAATCATGATTTTCAATATTGGATGGATGTAGGTGAACTAAGCCGCATTGACAATGAAGTCTTCACTTGGACATGGGATGACATGACAGAGCAAGGCGCGTGGGTTATGGAAGATTTGATGAATGATTATCGTGGCGTTAGAGTAAAGCAAACACGCTAAACAACAGAGATATGGCATACGCAAACGATAGAGCGCAAGAAGCATTTGGTGACTTCTTAGCAGATGAAACTGGTTTTGAGTACATAGGTTATTTGCCAAGCGAAAGGGCGAGTGCATTTTACGTAAGTAAGGTTGCACTTGACATATTTATTGATGACATTAAAAGGTTTGAATTAGATGCTTTTGTTCGAGAAGAATTCCCTGAGATGATGGAGAACGATGAGTATTATGATTTTGGCTATTGGACAGAAGACGATAACGGACGTTTTATTGTTTATGTGCAATTCCAAGTTTAAACAACAGAGATATGGAGCGTAAGCTAATTGAACTACTTATTGGAGACGAATCAGAAGTTGCAGTAGAAGCAATCAGTCTAGTAAAGCACCCTGCAATTGAGGAGAATTTCATCTTTTTCTCTAAGCAGGGTAAGAAAGATCAATTTGTCTCATTAGCGAGCGTAGAGGACGAGGACAAACGCATGCTCATTGGCCCTGCTTTAATTCCTGATAAGCACATCCCACGATACGATGAGCTGAAAGACGAGGAGTACGACGTTTACTTCTCTAAGGACACAGTTAAGCAAGCTGCTGAAATGTATTTGAAGCAGAACCGCACCAACGATCACACCTTTGAGCATCAGGACGCAATCGACAATGTATCAGTCGTAGAGTCTTGGGTAGTGTCTGACCCAGAGATGGATAAATCAAAGCATTATGGACTAAACGTACCTGAAGGCACTTGGATGGTTCGAGTCCACGTAGGGAACGACGAGATGTGGAAATTCGTCAAGGAGCAAGAGGTACAAGGCTTTTCTATTGAAGGCTATTTCGTAGACAAAATTGAAAACATGAGTAAACGATCAAATCCAATTATGGATACCCTGACTGAGATTAAGAATCTTTTGACAGGCAAGCGCAAGCTATACGCAGAGGCTAGGCTAGAAGACGGTCAAATGCTGGTTACCGACGCGGAAGAACTAGCTGCTGGCGTTGAGGTTAAGACCATTGATGAAGAGGGTCAGCCAGTAGAAATCCAAAACGGAAAATACACGACAGAAGCAGGTGTAGAGCTTGAAGTGTTTTCAGGCGTTTTGACGGAGTATGACGGAGAAGTAAAGGCAACGGAAGAGAAAGCCGAAGAAGTTGCTGTAAAGGAGGAGTTAAGCCGCCAAAAGCTCATTAAAAAGCACAAGCGCGAGCTACACAAAATAGTCGTTAAGAAATACGGATCACTTTACAATTTGAAGAAGCTATGAAGCTAGAAAAAATATACATTTTTATGGAGCCGTATGACTACAATTACCGTGGTCAAGGCTTTTACATTTATCCGTGGTCGTACAATTCTTGGGACGCATTCCAGAAAGGAATGGAAGAAAAGAAAGCCGATTACCCACCAGAAGTTGAAGAGTGGGAGTTTGTCGATTCTGATGGGCTAAACGCTTACGGAATTGACATGGATGGCATTTCGGAAAAAGACTGGGACGGCATTCAAGAATTAGCCAAGTTTGCTGATCAAATCGGTTTAGACATCTACGACATTGAAAAGGTGCGCAGCGATTTGGGGGATGTTGATGTAGATTATCTAGAAGAAAGCTACCGAGGAGAGTTTGACAGCCTGTTGGATTACTCATATGAATTGCTAGACGACATAGGCGTTAGTGACGAGATGGCTGAACGGTATTTTAGCTTTGACAAGTTTGGATACGCACTGCGAGTAAGCGGTGACGTAGACGCTATGTTTATGGATGAATGGGAAGACAATTACGATAGCGAAGACCAAGCTATGGATGCTCTTGAAGAATTCCAGCGACGTAGTGATGCTGAGATTGGAGAGTATTATGTCTACGACCTACTCGGTAGTTTGAGTGAGCTAGGAGCAGAAACGATGAAAGATTACTTTGACTACAAAGCATTTGCTCGTGACCTCAGTTACGATTACGATGAATACTTTGGTCGCATTTGGTGGAATCACTGATGTGGGATAGAATCTACGACATCTGGATTGGTGACGAGGACGCGGAGCTGCGCAATATGATTGACGAGTTTCGCATGGACTATGCACTTAATCGCAAGTTTATGGTTGCCTTAGACCTCATCGAGTCGGCTGTAGCCAACTGGGATTACACAGAGGCTGAAACCTTGTTTGAAGAGTATGCTCCAGCAGAAATGGACTACTATGACAAAAGACTTTTTACAACACTTTTAAGAGACGCTAATTATGGCATTTAAATTTTTTGACGAATTAACAGCGGCATCGGGCTTTCAAGTTTTGCCTGAGCCTATGGTATTGCACAACCCAGATACAGCAGCAATTACTTTAACCTTAAAGCCTTCGCAAGCAGATTTGTTTAGCAAACTAAAATCAGCCGCAAATGTCTTTGGTGCAATTAATGATTTGCCGACGATGAAAAAAGCAGCGACGATTGCTTCGTATGCTACTACATCAAGCGGTCGTGGATCAGGTGGTAAAATTAAAGTTACAGTAACTGATGTACAGGGTGATTTGGTTGATGCTTTTCCTACAGCTACAGGGGTAGTGTTCGGAGGAAACCCTCCAATAGGTGATGGTTTTCAAACGTATCGACCAACGACAGATGGGAACGGTACAGGACTTCAGATTACTATGAAAGTTACAGGAACTGCTCAATCACAAACTGTCGAAGTCACAAATCTCATTAAAGGCACAGGTTACAAATCAAGCGATGCCTTGACTTTTGAAGACGTTAACGGAGGTAATGACTTTACATATACGATACTTGCAGGCGACACGGAAGCTTTGTTTCAACCGTCTGCTGCTATAGTAGATTCCAGTGCTTTAGGGGCTAATTACCGTGTTGGTGATTGGTTGTATATTACACTGACTGAAACAGTTGAGGCTGTCGAGTACGAGTATCCTTTGCAGTTTCAAATTCCAGCCACCGCCATAAACGAAACGGAAATTGAATATGTTCTGGGTATTGGTGAAAGCACCCCATTTCAAAACGTAGAATTTAAAGTAGGAGCAACAACAGATATTTTAGCATTATCATAACATGAAACGAAAGTTTGAAGAAGAAACGGTGGAGACTCCCGTAGAAGAAGTCCAAGAAGAATCTACCCCAGATTCCCATGAGCAGTTTATTAATCTTTTAGTCGAGATGGGGTTATCGGCTGAACAAGCAGAAGCAGTACACGAAATGGCTATGAATCTAGCACAAGGTTCTTCAGAAGAAACAGTCACTGAAGAAACAAAAGTAGAAGCGTCTCGATCACGACGAGAAGAATTTGCACGTCGCAAGCGTCGCGGTTATTCACGTCGCAAGATGTCAGAGGAGCGCGGAGAACGTCGTCCAGCACGACGAACAGAAATGTCACGAGAAGAGATGCGTATGCGTCGATTGTCACGACAAAACCGAATGTTGCGTCAGCAGCTTCAAGAACTTGGTCAACAACCTGCGGCCAATCCAGTACGCAATCGCCCACAAGCGAAAGCGGAACAGCCTACTATCTCAGCAGAGGGAACGGCAAAAAGCAGGGTATTTGGTTACTTTAAAGATATGATTTAAAATGAGTATTTCACGTTATCAGCGTCGCCATCGTGCGTTCGCAAATCCAGCTCTTTCGCCTGATCCAAGCACGTATGCAGGTGAAGCAGCGGATTTTTATGTAGCACCAGCAATTCATGGTGCAGACACAGTAGCCAACAACTGGGTTACACAGTTGGACGGAATCCAAAACAAAGCCGTAGTATCAGGTGCGTCTGTTGCAAACGACGTTATTCAATCAGCAGGTTGTGATTTTGCAGATGGCAACAGCGTTACTGTTGATGAGCGCGTATTGACGCTAACTGATTTGAAAGTTAACGAGTCGCTTTGCCGAGGTAGCATTCTACCAACATGGCAAGGCATGACTGGCGCACGTCAATCTATGGATTGGTCTAACGACTCATTCCGTAATTTTGTTTTCGCTACAATCGCAGCTAAAACTGCTGAATCAGTAGAAAACAACATCTGGGTTGGTGGTAAGACAGTAGGATTCTTGTCGAACGACGGTGCATTTGATTCTGCTGGTTGGGGTGCTGGTCGTTTGCAGGGTGCTACAGAACAAGTAATTCTTGCTATCACCAATGTAAATGCTACATCAGAGTTTAATAAGGTTTACACTAAGATGGCAGAAACAACACCTGCTGTAATTACTAAGCCTGATACTGCTTTCTACTGCTCGCCTAAGACGTATGCTTTGTACTGCCAGCAATTGGCAGGACTGGGTGTAGGATTGGCAAACAATGCTGGTCAGGGTATTAACAACCAAGGTGCAGCTCAGTCATTCACAGGGATGACATTCATGGGTATTCCAATTCACGTTTCAGGAGGTATTCCGAACAACTGTATTGTTATGGCCCAAGAGTCAAACTTGTATGTCGGTTCTAACTTGCGAACTGACTACACGCAGGCTGCTGTCATTCCCGTATATCAATACGACGGATCAGACAACATCCGAGTGACTATGCAGTTTGGCCTAGGTACGCAAGCTGGACGATTGACAGAGATTGTAGTTGGTGCTTTAACTTCTATCCTCTAATGCCAATTAGCTGTACATTAGCAGCAGGTCGGTCTATTGATTGCACTGATGTAGTAGGTGGTTTAAAAGCCGTTTACTTCGCAGCCAGCTTTCAAGATTTAAGCGTAGCAGCCAGCGTTACTGCTGGAGTTCTTGACGAACTTCCAGATGATGATGGCGCAGCAAGTGGTAACCTTACCATTTTCCGCTATGACTTACGGCCTGAGTTGTCAAGCATGACCATTAATGTACAAGCCGACACCAATAACGGAACAGTATTCTATGAGCAAACGCTCAGTTTAATGTTCCATAAATTGGCAAGTTCGGATGCAGACAAAATTGTGTCGTTGGCGAAAAGCCGTCTCAACACATTCGTGTTGGACAACAACGATCAATTGTACTGCCTCGGAGCTGAAAACGGCTTGGATGTTTCAGGAGGTAACTTGACTACAGGTACTAGCTTTGGTGATATGAATGGATTCCAACTGGACTTTAGCGGTCGTGAGTTGTTCCCAATCTATTTCTTACCATCTCCAACAGTAGGCGCAGCAGATTTCCCGTTCAACGGAACAGATGCTTTAGCTACTGGCGTTACACTCGTATTGAGTTAACAGATAAAATGACAAGAGAAAAAGGGGTAGGCTTCGGTTTGCCCCTTTTTTTATTTTAGGTAGTATGACATACCGCCCACGACTAGACCCAAAGCTAAAACCAGCACTTGACCATCTAAGAGAAAATGAGCGAAGAATTTTAGTCATAGGGGACATACATGAGCCATTTTGCCACCCTAATTATTTTGATCATTGCAAAGAAGCGTATGAGAAATTTGCTTGCAATCAAGTAGTATTCATTGGCGATATTATCGACTCACACGCCAGTAGTCGCTGGGAATCAAGCCCTGATGGTTATAGCCCTAAGACAGAACTAGAAATGGCGATAGAGGGCATTGTAAAGTGGCGTGAAGAATGGCCTGTCGCTGATTGTATCATTGGAAACCATGACCGCATTGTTGCTCGTAGGGCATTTAGCAGTGCTATACCTAGCGTTTGGATTAAGAGCTTTAATGAAGTGTTAGGCACAAATTGGAATTGGGTCGAAAGCATCGAGTACGACGATGTTTTGTATATACATGGTGAAGGAGCTACTGCTAAGACACGAGCAAAAAACGAGATGCAAAGCATTGTCCAAGGGCATCGACATACCGAGATGGAGGTTGTACATTTGACTGGAAGGCAAAATATATGGGGTATGCAAACAGGGTCAGGCATTGACGCTTCTTCTTATGCAATGGCGTACAGTAAGCATTTTAAAAAACCTGCTTTAGGCTGTGGAATTGTTGTCGGTGGTCACACAGCATTTAATTACCCTATGCAATAAAACTTATATTATTAAGTGATGATACAGTTAGCTAATTACGAACAGAGGACATTCTACATTGATTTAGGCGAAGAATTAACGGTGGTTAATTTGACCCTAGTTTTTCAAATGACTGACGAGCATTTTTTGGTTCGTTTAGTGGCTGACAAAACCAATGAACGTGCCACAAAGTTCAGTTACACGGCTACTGGTTTACCAGAGGGTCAATATCTAGCGACGTTTGCTAAAGTGGACGGCACAGACTTAGTGACTGTTGCTGCTTTTGTCACAGGCGACCCAATTTTTGCTACTAGTCAGTACAACACGTATAACGACGACGGCACAAGCACGACGTTTGTACCTAGTGACGACCAAGGCTTAGTGCCTAGCGTTTCGCAGCGATTACGTGTAAAGACAGACAATGACGCTACTGACGTACATTACGTGCGTACAATCAATGTGCCTGACGGATCGCTAACTGACGACGGTAACGGAGAGGTTACATTAGACACGAGCGCAACTGGAGTTACATCTCTGGCTGAATTAACAGATGTAACGCTTAACAACCTTGAGAATCACGATGTTCTAAAATACAACAGTGGTCAAACGCGCTGGGAAAATGTAGACTGGCTTCTTATTCTTTATACCGAACTAAAGCAAGGCACAAGCACGACCCAAAACAACGGAAGCAGAACAGACAGCGCACTTGAGTTAACGGTCACACAAGCGAAACTGAAAGCAGGAATCACGGGCGTAGAAATCACGGAGACAAGCCCAGGAGATATTGATCTTATTGTCGCAACGGATGCCGCAGGAGCAACGGCTTACACAGTCATTAACATAGACGGTTCGACAACTGCAAACGAGGCAGATATTAATCTATATGGCAAGGTCTACATCCACGATGAAGGGAACGGGACAAAGGCTCGAATGCGTCTCAATAGCGCGGACAATGTAAACCTCAGCCTCCCCACCTCATCAGGGACTTTAGCGCTTACGGACGATATCCCAAGCGCCCCCGTTGACTCGGTGAACGGACAGACAGGCGTAGTGGTCTTGGTTACGACAGATATTGACGAGGGTACGAATCTTTACTATACAGAGGCACGGGTTGCAGCGAATGCAGCTGTCGCAGCTAATACGGCAAAGGTTGGAATAACAACACAACAAGCCGCAGACATAACCGCTAACAACGCGAAGACAGGCATCACACCCACGCAAGCCAGCGAGATAACAGCCAACACCGCGAAAGTCGGAATCACGACCCAACAAGCGAACGATATCACCGCAAACAATGCAAAGGTCGGGATCACTCAAACCCAAGCCGATGACATCACAGCGAACAACGCCAAGACAGGAATCACCCCGACTCAAGCAGGAGAGATAACCGCGAACACGGCAAAAGTGGGGGTCATAGCAGGAGGTACTTCGGGACAAGCTCTCGTGAAGGCAAGCGGCACGGACTACGACCTCGAATGGGCAGACGCTGCAAGTGGGGTTCAATACCACGAACGCTTCGCAACAGATGCGGAGACATTCCGAAGCGGTGCAACGGATACAGTCGAACTTTATTACACCGCTAAAGCGGACGGGGACGGACTCGCGGAGAGCGCAAGCAGCGACACCCCAACAGCGGGCAATGTTATCAAGAGGAAGATATATTACTCAGAGGCTGCGTTCGCAGATCCCGACACGGGCACATGGGTTGAGTTTACACCAGCTCCTGCAGACGATGCTTCTTTTGCTACGGTCAAGGCGGCTCTTTTGGAGTATCTCAAAGCGAGGACGGGCGGCACGGTTCCAATCAGCCTGAAACAAACGTGGGAGGATGTAAGCGCGACCGCGTATCTTTTGGACGAAACTTTTGGTTCAGGTGCGGAAGCAGCATATTCGACACGTCAACTTCGATTTGCTCAAACCGAATGCATGTTCATTCGCAGGGCATCGGATAGCACGACCACAACGATAGGCTTCGACACGGAAGGCAACATCGACGAGGCTGCTATTGAAACGTTTTGCACAGGCACAAGCTGCACGGTGGTAACGTGGAAAGACCAAAGCGGAAACGGTAACGACGCGACGCAGACAGACACAACGAAGCAACCAACGATTTACACGGGTGGGGCGTTGGTGAAGGAGAACGGAAAGGCAGCCATTGAGTTTAGTGGTGATAATTTAAGAACGACAGCAAGCGCAATTGCAAGGCTAGACGTTCGCAGCAACTTCTTTGTATTCAAAGAAACTTCATCAGTTGACTTTAGACGGGTGGCGTCCCTTGCACCATCTTCAGGTAATGACTATTGGAACACTAACAGCGGTGCAATCACAACAGGTCAAGCCTCAGGTAATCATAATATTTATATAGACCTCGGCAGCAGTGGTAATACTTTGACAAACACAGGGGCAAAACCAACGCCATACAATTTACTCACCGTAAATAGTGACGGCACAAATGCAGACTTGTATTTTAATGGCTCAAACACGGACACATCAACAATATCATACCCAACAAATAAATACCACACGGGAAACATAATTATCGGAGCTGGTGGTAACAACACGAGTATCATAAATAATTTAACTGGAATTGTACAGGAAATGCTTGTTTACAATTCTGACCAAGAAACCGCAGGCAACCGCACCGACATCGAAGAAAACGTTGCCGATTACTTCACCCAAAACACGCCACTCCTCGACACGTACAGCGGTGCAGCGGCTGCGTATTCACTGCGTAAACTTCGCACGGCTTACACAGGTGACGCGGTAGAGGTTTACAACGGATCGAGCTACGCGGATATAGGCTTCAATGTATTCGGTGAATTGGATACGGTTGCACTGGCAGACCACTGCGGTTCAAATAACGGGTTCGTGTCGAAGTGGTACGACCAATCAGGCAACACGAACGACGCGACGCAAACGGTCACGGGTTCAATGCCAAAGATTTACGACAGCAGCACGGGTTTGGTGACGGATAACGGACGGGCGGCTTTCACTTCAACTCAGAACACTTCTTTAAATTTTACTCAAATCTCAAACGTCAATAGTGTTTTTTCTGTATTAAGACCTACCGACTTTACAAATAGTAACTCGAGTTTTATCCTCGGGGATAGTACAAATTTCGATTATCATAGTGGCAATTCAGCTGAGTGGTTGAGCGCAACTCACGCTGACCCCGTGGTCAGAAACGGCGATAATTATTTAAATGGTTTAAGCGTTAACCTTACGACTTTGGCAAGAAGCGCAGGGCAATATGTTTTAAGTATGATTCACACAGATGGCACAGCCGTAGCTAGTAGAATAAGTAAAGACCGTTTTTTGACTAGAAGCTGGGTCGGTAACCGCCAAGAATTAATAATTTATTCAGACGATAGAACGAACGACCGCACAGGCATCGAAAGCAACATCAACACTTTTTACGACATATATTGATGAACGGATTTATCATAGTCCTACCAACGGACACGCAGACAAGCGAGCGCAGAGCGTACCAAATTACGCGCGAACTCTACAACATAAGCCGCCCCGTTTTGATACAGGCGGAAGGCGAAGCGGCCTCGACCGTGTTTGGGATTGTCGTACACCCTGACGGAGTACAGAACGCTTTGCAAGTGGACACAGATTACCTCATCAACGTTCACCCTGCCGCAAACCTCGAACGCCTTGTGGCTTGCTTCCCTGAGCTGTCGAATGATGAGCGCTACAGCCTGAGCAGTTACGTGCAAGTGAATCAGAAGTTCCCGTTCGGGCATATCGTGCCAAGCGATGTCACGATCCGATCACAAGAATACATGGAAGAGAATGGCTGGTTCCCCGAAGACCCTGAACTATGAAAGTTATAAAAATACTCTTTCTCGTAGTCCTCGCATTCGTAGCGATTCCCGTTGGGATCGTGTACTCGGTTGGGGAGTCGCTTTACTTTATTGCCTCAGATGTCCTCAGAAGCATCTGGAGAGCCATATACGACTTCTTTCGGGACGTGTCAATAATTGTATCAGTCACTGCGTCAAAGTTCCTCAATCGGCTTCTAATGGATTCGGGGGTTCCTTTCGGGAATCATTCCGTTTCCGCAGTCTTAGGAGCTAACCAACGAGAACGAACGCTAACTAAATTAGGTAATTGGTTGTGTGCTATATTAGACAGCATAGAGCCTAACCATTGCCGCAGAGCATCAGAACGAGCAGGTATATAAATTCAAATGAGCAAGATGAAAACAAAGTTAGGCGTTATAGACTACGCCAAATATGAGCAACCCATGTTTACTGATCAGAGTAACAAGGACTGGGTGTTTTTTGGCGATGATAACCTATACCCATTGTACCTCGACGATTTATTTATCTCGTCCTCAATTCATGGTGCGATTGTGCAGGGTACAGCAGACATGATTTATGGCGAAGGTTTAGACTGCGATACCAAGGATGATAATGTTGAGCAATGGCTCAAGTTAAAAGGTATCTTTCGTCATGACAGCTTAAAGCGAGCTGCTTTTGACCTAAAGCTATATGGCAACGCATACTTAAATGTCATTTGGTCGCAGGACCGCAGTTCTATTAGCGAGGTGTACCACGTCCCAGCAAGCACGATCCGATGCGGAAAAGCTGACGACAACGACAAAGTGCAGATTTTTTACCATAGCACAAACTGGATTGAATCAAACCAATCGAATTTTAAGCCTAATCCAATTCCTGCGTTTGATGTAAATGACCGTACCGCAGCAAGTCAAATCATACACATTAAAGAATACAGCCCAGTATCCTTTTTTTACGGGATCCCAAGCTACAAGGGGGCTACGGCATATTGTGAACTGGACAAAAACATAGCTGAGTTCCATCTTAGCAATATCAAAACGGGGCTTTTTCCCAGCCTTGCGATCAGTTTCAATGGGGGTATCCCAACGGATGACGAGCGTAGAGATTTGGAGCGTTTGATTTATGACAAGTTTGGTGGGGCAAGTAATGCTGGCAAAATTCTAATGACTTTTAACGACGGTCAAGATTCAGCTCCTACTATCGAACCGTTCAACTTGCCAAACCCACATGAGACGTATGACTTCCTATCAAAACAGGTGTTCCAAGAAATCCTGTCTGGGCATCGGGTAACCTCACCGTTACTGTTTGGGCTGCGATCAGAAGGTGGCGGCTTTGGAAGCAACGCGGATGAAATGCGTGACGCATACGACCTGTACAGCAAGACAGTTGTTGAGCCGTTTCAACACACTTTGTTGCACGGCATACAACCAATCTTATCTGCTAGTAACATCATTCTAGACGTGTACTTCAAAGACTTGGTGCCTGCAAGCTTCATTGAACAAAAAGAAGAAGAAGAAAAAAAAAAAATCTTTTCAGCAGAACCTGCTCGCATTAACGAAACACAAGGTAGCATTTGGCTAAATCATTTGGCCGACAAAGACGCGCCATTGCCTAAAGAGTTCAAGTTGTTGAAAACGGAAATTGTAACAGACACTTCAATTGACAAGAGATTGCACAGTCTTCGAAAGTTTGGACTTGAAGATTACTCTAACTACGATGAGGTCTCAGAGTGGGGTGATGTAATAAGTCCACGAGGTGAGTATTTTGCTTTACGCTATCAATATTATAAAGCTACTAGCCAGCAGCCTAAAGGCGAGAGTCGCGATTTTTGTGTAGAGATGATGGATTTAGCAGACGCAGGAATACAATACCGCTATGAGGACATAAACAATATGAGCGCAGATGGCGTAAATGGTCAGTTTGCAGCCGCAGGTCAAAGCACATATGACATTTTTGAATGGGCTGGTGGTAAGAATTGCTACCACGGTTTCAAAAGACTTATATATTATTATGTACCAGAAGGTCTACCAGACATTAAGGATGGGTATTATGAAGACTGGGACGCAGTTATGCGTCGAGTAGGAAACAACTTCGATGTACCACCTAAAGGCGAGGAGGCTATCGCACCAATTGATAAGCAATAATGGCTACACTATATATTAATGCCTCGCGCATAAAGAAAGACACAGCACTTGGGTCAGCAGTTGACGACAACTTATTGCACCCTTACATTTTAATTGCGCAAGATCGGTGGATATTGCCAGCCCTTGGTACAGATCTGGACGACAAGCTGAAGCAGGATATTGTCGATAGCACCCTTGTTGGAAATTACGAGAAATTAGTGACTGAATTTATTCAGCCCTGCTTAGTGCAATTAGCGTTTGCAGAAGTAGCCTATGTTATGCGATTGCGGTTTTCTAATAATAGCGTTACCTTGATAGACAACGAGCAAGGTACAAGTGCCTCAATGGGTGATATTAAGATGGTCGTTCAAAAAGCTACCGAAATAGGAATGTTTTATCGGGGTCGCTTAGTAGACTACTTGTGTCACAACACGAGTTTGTTCCCTGAATACTCAAGCAACACGGGTGCTGATCTTAGCCCAAACACTCATAACTATTTTGGAAACCTCAATGTCGACAAGAACAGAATCAAGAGCAACCGCGAAATCCGAATCGCGCAAGGTATTGGCCTCAAAGATTACTAAGCGTATCAAAAACGAGGCTAAACTCATAGAATACATAAAAAGATGGACTACGATTTGATAGGGGTTGTTGTGGGTGCTTTGAGCGGCATTATAGCGACATGGGTTAAGATGACAAATGAAGTTACAAAAATAAAGAGCCGCCTTTACTCGTTAGAAAAACAGGAAACCAAGGTGCAGGAAACACTAGAGGTTTTAGTCAGTGGCATTAACGAGATCAAAATCTTACTAGCTAAAAAAGGCATCGAGTGAGAGATATTGATAAGGTGATTTTGCACTGCTCTGCTACCATGGAAGGAGCGCATATTGATGTTGACACAATTCGCACATGGCATGAAGCCAGAGGATGGAACGACATCGGGTATCACTATGTAATTTACCGTGACGGATCAGTGCATAAAGGTCGCGATGTAGACAAGGTAGGAGCGCATACCGCAAGTCAAAACCGAAGTTCTATTGGCGTGTGTTATGTTGGTGGCATATCAGCTAAGACAGGAGAGCCAGCAGATACAATGACAGCCGAACAAGAAATGGGTTGGCTAGAATTGTGGCATGCCTTAAAAGTGTGTTTTGGCAAATTAGAATTATGTGGTCACAACGAATTTGCTAAAAAGGCGTGTCCATGTTTCGACGTAAAAGAAAAATATAAATTTTTAATAAAGGAAGAATGAATTTTTTAATTGAATACTGGAGTGAAATTTTGAACGTTGTTTTGGTTGCTGCTGGTACATTGACAGCTTTGACTGAAACAAAAAAAGACGATCGGGTCGTAAATGTTTTGACGCGAATATTGAACGCGGTTGTGCTTGGTAAGAACAGAAACAATAAGTAAATTGCATTATGATTAAAGGCGATATTGCAACTGTCGCTGTAGGTTTTTCCCTTACCTAGATTTTTTTCATAGTTGATTGGACCCCTGCCTAATGAGGTGGGGGTTTTTTCATGTGTAAAAATTTGATTTGGAATATGTGAGAATTTATGTATATTTGCATCAAATCAATATAAAACTATGAAAATAAACAGGACAAAAGACAAGGTTATTTACCTGCTACAGCGGTATCCAGACTTACGAGATGATGATAGCAGGCTTGTGGCGAACTACTGGAACAGTGAACTGCAAGCAAAAGGCATAAACACAGGTAAGGGCAGGATGTACGAGTTGTTGCAAATGATTGCTGCAAAGGAATTAGCGACACCTGAGAGTATAGTCCGCATGCGTCGCAAAGTACAGGAAGATATGGTTGATTTGCGCGGTGCAGAATACATGCGACGACACAAAGAGCAAAAATCGGTACAACAAGACTTAGGTTATAACACAGAAAAATTCGCGCAATGAATCACAGTCAAGAAGAAAATTGGTATACGGGTAGGTTAGGCACAAAAGAATCGACAGGATACCGCACAAGCATTTGGACACCTGTTGATATTGATGACTTTAACGAGAATCGTCAGAAGTATATTGACGCAGGATGGCAATCGTATTGCTGGACGAAAGGCTCCGCAGGATATGACAAATACTTCGTTAGCAAACTACCGAAGGACGAGTTCAAACATCTGCTCATGGTGGAAAACGACTACGGCTACTACACCCTTTTTTTTAACATGGATGAAGACTGAAGACATAAAAATGTGGCTGCAATGGCGCAAGGAATTAGGTTTAAAACCAGTACGCCAGACTGTAATAAACAACTTGAGACGCGATGATATCGTTATGGAGTTGGCATACAAGCCAGAATTAAAAATTTACAAAGTGAAGACCTACCTATGGGGACTCATTAAAATCTATAAACCTTTAAACTTTAAGTAAGATGAAAACAAAATCAGTAATTAAATCAGTTCAGCGTACAGACGACGGTCCGTGGCAAAAAGAAGGAAAGACATTTTACCCATATTGGGTTGAGATGGAAGACGGGGTGGCAGGCAAAGCTAACAGCACAGGGCCAGAAAAGACACCTTATGGAGTGGGAGACGAGGTAGAATACACAAAGACAGAAAACACTTATGGTGTAAGTTTACGTGTATCCAAGGTCAATAAGGAGCAGGAGGACAAGCAAAAGTATTGGGAAGAAAAGGACGCTCGTATCAGCAATCAATGGGCAATTACTACAGCCTTAGAGTATTTGAAAATGACCGCAAACTCAGCAAACCAGTTGACGGAAGATCAAATAAAGATTGAGGCGAAGAACATGCTACACATGCGTGACAACCTAAACACCGTTGATGGGCCAATTGTGAGTCAAGACGAAAAATACCCGTACTAATGAATGAATTTATAACAACTCCGACTTCGGAAGACGAGTACAACGACATTCTACATAATTTCTTTACATGGTTAAAGCGTCAACCCCAGATGCAAAAGCACATGAATAAGGACAATGTATCTACGTTGGTGTTTCAATTGGGTTACACCCTTATGGATGGTGAACATGGGCAAAAGTTTTTGTATCCAACTAAGACAGGCTACAGACATGATCCTGATCACAAAGTGTATTGGGATGAATTCGTTTCAAAGAAGAAATTAAAGAAGAAGAAAAAATGACACTAAGAACATTCATTGAGTTGCACTACAAGTCATTTTCTAAAATGGATCGGGAGATGAATTGGACGAACATGACAGCAAACCGTTACTACAACAGCACACCACACATGTTTTTGTACAAGATGGAAGACATTAAACATCACACAGGCGTTCACATTATCAGCTTAACAAAAATGATTGTAGATAGGATAGTAGAGCTACAAGAAGTTAAAAAGCATAAAACTGTACCCGATGGATTATGACGCACTATGGTTTCACGAAAGAAGTATAATTGAACTGCGACGTTATCGCAGGCTTCTTTTTAGTTTAATTGCATCCATGCCTGCATCGACGAAACGCGAGAAGCTAGAACACACTTTAGATCGCTGTAGGTTTGAATTAAATTTTAAAACAGGAGAAACGAAATACTAATGGAACGTTACGTCTATGCTTATTTGGATGAGGAGGGCGAGTTGCAGTGGACGTCAGATGTAACTGAAGCGGAAGAATTTAGCATAACGATATTTTATCAAATCGAAGTCATCTATGAGGCAGTTTAAGGGAATATGGATACCACGGGTTATCCTAGAAAACAAAAAGTTAGAACCTATTGACAAAATTCTATGGGCTGACATTGATAGTTTCAATTGGGACAACAATACGTTTTTTAAATCGAACGCTTTGATCTCAGAGGACTACGGTGTTAGTGAGAGAACAATTAGCAGAAGCATTAAGCGGTTGCACGATGCTAAATTGATTGTAATTAAAACAGATGGGCGTAAGAGGACAATATGTCCATGCAGCATAGACAATATGTCTACCCAGCCTCGCCAATATGACGATGCAGCCTCGCCAATAAGTCTACAGAAGAATAACAATATAGTTAAACAGACTAGAAAAACAATTTATAGGGAAAATAAACCTTTGTCTTTCGAGGAGGTAG